GGCTTTACCATCATACAATTTACAACTTTCTATGAACTCTTCCAAAGGAATTCTTCTTGGTTCTGCTAATTGTGGAAAGTGTTTTTGAATTGTCTTGTCTCCCATACCACGGATTCCTGGAATGGAATCGGAGTTATCACCAAGTAGAGCTTTGTAGATGGTGAAGTTTTCACACGATACTCCGTAATCCTCAAGTAAGTTATCTGGCTTATACATTTTTTTCTTTGTGGGAACATAAACATTTACATTCTCTGAAACCAATTGGAGAAAATCTCGGTCATTGGATAGGATGTAAACCTTTTCCTTGAAGTAGGATGCCAAATAAGCGATAACATCATCAGCTTCAATATGGTCAACCACGATTGTTGTGAGTGGAAGATTTTGGAGGTATTCGTAAAGACGAACCATCTGCCATTTCATGGATGCCTGTTCGTCAGCTAAATCTTCAAATCCAACTGCACGATTGAGACGGGACTTGATTGCCCGACGTTCCTTGTAGTTATCAAAGATTTTACGTCTACGATGTGAACCACCCTTACCATCAAAAACGACTACAACTCTCGTAGGTTTTACCATACGAATTGTGGCACCAAGTGATTTCATGAATCCTGAAAGTCCACCAACGTGTTGACCATCTTCGTTGAGTGTTGGAATAGCCGAAAATACGCGGATGAACAAATTCGTCCCATCAACTACGAGAACCCTACTATCTCGGTGGAGATTATCTGCGTTTTTGTGTTCTTCTTCTACTTCTTTGAGTAGGTCTTTGTATTTCCGAATCATCATAACCATCCCGTTATTATTTAGTGAGTTCTAATATACGAAATTTTTATGAGATTTCCAAATGAAAAAGGGAACCGAAGTTCCCTTTTGTTATTTCATCTTTTTCAAATCGGATTCAAATTTTTGTTTTCAAATCTTTTTCAACTGCGCGCATAATATTTCTGATTTCTGGTATTTCTGTTTCCATCTTTTTGAGTATTTTATTTTGTTGGATTACCTTTGATATTATCATTTCCAACTCATAAAAAGAATCTCGTGCGCTGTCTGCATACTTTTTCCCATCAATCAACGATGCACCTTGTTGTATTTCAAGATAACGGAAGAAAGCTTCAACACTATTATCATATTTTTTTTGTTGGTCTTTATCTACAACAAGACGAATGGCATCTTTCATCCATTTAGTTACTTTTTCCACTTTACTTTGTGGGACAGCGGCTTCATTCAAGGATTTCTTGATTGATTTGAGTGTTAGTTCTGATTCTTTCAGAAGTTCTTTTCTAGTTGATAATTTCATTTTGGACTCCAAAAAAAAAAATACTTTGGTTATATGATATAAATATGGGGCAAAGAACAAAATAACAAATTTTCGGGAGATTTCCAAATGAAAAAGGGAACCGAAGTTCCCTTTTGTTATTTCATCTTTTTCAAATTATTTATTCGCTTTATTGATAAGTTCCATAGATTTTTTATGAAGTTCTGTTGCCATGTCTAAAACAACTTTCGCCCATTTTGCACGTGCATTCGGTACATTTTTGAGAACATCTTTTAGTTTCTTTTCATTTTGAGGAATAGAACCGAATCCAGTAGCTGGTTTATACTTCTTTTTGTTCAAAGTGGACAAGAACTGTTCCATATTATTTCTGTTAAATCCATTATCTATTATAGATTGAATCATTTCCGCATCGTCTAGTGCACTTTGTTGTTCTGATTTGTAGCCTGCTTTATTTTTTGCAGTTGACATTTTACGAAGATTATTGAATATGTCATCAATCATTGATTCCAACTTTGGTTTCAATCCTTTCATAAAGACATCATTCATATATCCGTAAATATTCTCATCACTACCAGCAAGTGCGTCAGCAGTTGATTTTGATTTTACTTGGTCTGGAGTTAGTTTTGCCTTTCGTGCAAATCCATTAATAACACTCAATGGTATTCTTATTCGGAAGTATTTACCAGTACCAAGACCCGATAGTGCGTTTTTAAGATTTGATGCGTATGATGTAGTTTTAGCACCAGTAGACTCAGAATAATCTATTCTGTAATAAAGGTCAGAACCTCCTTTGAATATGGAACGAACTTCAGTCGGTGATATTACATTTATGAATATAACACCAGATTTTAAATCACTTGCCTTTGGTTTTGCAGTCATAGTTTCTATCTCTGAGTCATGTTTAAAAGCAAGGGTTCTCAGCAGATATTTTGAAAATTCATCTGGTATTCCGGCTTTTTTGAAACTTCCTAAATCTTCGTTCAAAGATTTCTTGATTTCTTTGAGTAAGAGAGCTGCCTCTTTTAATAGTTCTTTTCTACTTGACAATTTCATTTTGGACTCCATTATTTGGTGTAATTCATAAGTTGCATTAGTGCGTATTTTTCTATCTCGTTGAAAGTAGTTAGTTGACCCGATTCAATCTTTGCACGAGTATCTTTTTCAACTTGGTCGAGTATATCTGAAGTAGACGACTTAGTATCAGCTGATGTATTTTGTTTTTCCAGTTCTTTACGCATTTTTTTGAGCATAGTGTCCATGAGTCCGATCAATGTTTCTTTATTGAATTTGGTAGATTCAATTTTATTGACTAAATTCTTTGCCACTTTATTGAATAACGACGAAATTAAACCTTCGTCCAAAGGTTTTTTGTTTGACTCGGTTATCAATCCCGCCAATTTTTTCAAACGAATTTTATCCATCTCTAACTCCAAAAAAAAAAATACTTTGGTTATATGATATAAATATGGGGTGAAGATTTTTTCTTCACCCCATATCATCAAAATATATTAGTCATCTAACAAAGGTTCATCAGAGATAATAACGTTATCTAAACGAACTTCATCTGTTTTTTGGTAAACCATTATAACCTTTTCAGCGATTTCATCGTAAACCATTTCTGCCCTTTCAGGATTAGAGATAATCTTTTCCACAAAATCCTTACCCTGAAACTTTATGACTTCACCGGTACTTTTATCAGTGTATTCATACCATGCACCGCTTTGTTTCACAAGATTATAATCTTTCATTGTTTCCAACCACGATGAGTAATCATCTATTCCGCTGTCAAAATAGACGGCATACTCGGCGGTTCGTTGAGGAGGTCCGCAACGATTTTTTACGAGCTTTGCCTTTACCTTAGCACCGACCACTTCTTCTACACCATTTATCTTTGCCTTGATGGCACCAACCGATGATAGACGGATTCGTACAGAGGCGTGGAATGGAATTCCCTTACCACCTGGAGTTGTCCACGGGTCAGAGAAAGCCGGTGCATTCAACTTTTGACGAAGTTGGTTTGTAAAGATAAGGCAGATACGTTCACGACCAATCAAGTTCGTAATCTTTCTCATCGCCTTTGAGATGATGAGTGCCTTTGCAGTTGCATAACCATCCTTATCAAAGTCAGCCGCCATCTCTGTCTTTGTTGAAGCTCCTGCAATAGAGTCAACAACGATAGTCACAAGTCGGTTCTTATCTGATGAACGAACCTTCTCAATGATTGTCTCTACCGTTTCAAAGATGTCTTCCACCGTTTCAAGTGGGATGTATAACATCTCTTTTAGATTGAGACCGATGGCTGAAAGAAACTCTGTTGAAAGGGCATTTTCTGTGTCAATGTAGACAGCAAGACCACCCTTCTTTTGAGTGTTGAGTAGGGTGTGAGCGGCAAGTAGTGACTTACCGCTCTGTTCCAACCCTGTTATTTCACAAACACGACCAACGGGAAATCCACCATTCTTTCTGTTTGAGATGGCAAGGTCAAGGATAGTTGACCCAGTAGATACCCATTCCTTCACGATGGTTGGTGCATCATCGTCACCTTCCAAGAAGTAAGCCGTTTTGAGATTTTGAGATTTGAATTGCTTGTTGATAGTTTCAGCAATTAGACCACCGAGTTCATCGGTGAGTTCCATTTTGTTTTTTGCCATGATTGACTCCTATTAGTTGAATAGGTCGTCAAATGCGTCTTCGATTTCAGCTTTAGTTACCGTCTGCTTTTGTGGCTCTGGTGCCTTCTTGTACTCAATCTCCTCACTCTGTTCTTCAGCATGACCCATCCAAGTCTTCAATTGAGTCGTGAGGTCATCATAAGTTGGTTCAGGATAGAGTTCTGTGATTGCCGGTTGTTCCTTGATTTTCTCAAGAACTTCGGGATTTTCTGTAGCTGGTGTTTGCTTTGGCTTGATACGGATTGTTGTTTCTGCGTAACTCTTACCAGCTTCTTCAGCAGACTTTACTGTTACAACGATGTCACGTCCTTCCTTTAGGTCTGTGATGTCACCGTAGTCTGGGTCGGCGATGAATGATAGAAGTTCTTGGTAAAGTTGCTTACCAAATCCCCAAAACTTTACACCTTCCTTTTCTTGACCACGGACGAGAACAGGAACGTATGTACGCATCTTTGGTTCCAACTTACGCCCAGCAATCCAATTTTCTTTGTCACCCATCTGCTTTAGTTTCTCGGCGAATTCTACAATTGGGTCAGGACGACCGAATGATACCGGTGATAGTGTGGACTTCTTTCCAAGGTTATAGTGGAAATATAACTCGATGAAAGGATTTTCACGATTGTGAATATAAGGAACAATTCGAATTTGGTGTTCGCCAGGTTCTGGCTTCCAAATGTTTGAAGTGCGATTGTTCGCGTTCTTCAGATTGGTCAAACGGTTTTTGATAGCATCAAGATTGATTGCCATAGTGTTACTCCTAAATGTTAGTTGGTAATTGTGAACTGATAACTGCTATCAGGTCAATTGTCATTTTGATAATATACTAAATCAATGTGTAATAGTCAATAGGTAGTTTCATAAAACCCAAAAGGGTCGAGGATTATCCCCGACCCCCTGTGTTTCCAGTTTTCTTATCGGTTCCTCTCTTTTCACGAGAGGCAATCCATTTTTCGAGTGTTATTCTTTGTTCGGGTGTAAGTATTTCTTTGAGTGAATTCAGAAAACGTGTATCACACTCTTTTAGACATTCGCGAACCTTTTCTCGTGGAAGTGCCTTTAGTCTTTCTTGTGTTGATTTCTTGAGTTGAGCCAATTCACGTCTTGCGACTTCTTTTGTGATTTTTCCGGCCTTTACCAATTCTTTGATTTTATCTTCTTCGATTCTTGCGTTCATAAGAATCTCACGTTCAGCTGTCTTGAGTGTTTCGATACAAGATTGTGTACATTCTTTGTGTTGTGTAAGTAATCGTTCTACAAGCGGTTTTTGTTCTGCTGTAAGATTCAAAAGACGAAGTAAGTCAACAAATGGACTAGGTGTAACCTTCTTACCATTATCTGGCTTTGGTCTTTCAATTGGCTGTTCTGAAATAGAACCGTCTGAACCAAGTGTCATTGTTGTGTACATTGCCTCTGGTTCTGTTGGACCGGTTTCTGTATTTGAGCAACCGATGAATACCAGTGAAATGATGGCAATGAGTGAAAGAGATAGTGACTTCATAAAAACTCCTTGATAAATGGGTATTGTAAGAAGAATACAAATCCCAATGAAAAGTTACAACTACTTCCTATTTCGTTTCATGTCCAACAAAGATTCACGCACCAACCGCTTTACAATACGCCTGAAGCTTTCTTCAGTCTTTGTCTTTTCTGTTTCCGTTGGCTTCGGTTCGTCTGCTGGTTTTTCTTCTGGCTTAGATGCTTCCGTCGATTTTGGTTCTGATTTAGGTTCTTCAGTGGGAGTCTCTTCCGGTTTTGGTGTCTCTGCCGGTTTCTCTTCTGGCTTCGGAGTTTCCGATGGTTTTTCCTCAGGTTTCTCTTCTGGTTTTTCCTCAGGTTCTTCGGCAGGCGGTTCTTCTTGTTTTACAGTTGATGTGATGGATGTGTTGAGATTAGAGTTCAGATTATCACTGAAACCGTCGAGTGTATCTTCCATCTGACTGAACATCTCACGTTCATCACTTGTCAGTTTTCCGTTTATCATTCTCTCAATCTTTGAAAGAACGCGGTTTATGTCTTGCATTCTCTTATCAGATTCTGCCTGTGGTGTTTCTTTAGATGTAAGAAAAGCCAATGTCTTGTACAAAGCCTTGATTGGGCCGTTGTTGTAAAATCTTTCTGCAATAGCAACGAGTTGTTCTTTCTTGTCTGTATAAACTTGATTCTGTGACATACTCTTCAACATAGAGTATACACCCTTGTTGCCGAGTTTTGGAAACGCAACTGATAGCATACCACGTTGTTTTTCGACGACTGTTGCTAAGTCAATAAAGACCATCAAAGATGTTGCGTTACCTGCTGAGAGTAATGTTTCCTCATGTAATTGTTTCATAGTTTCCTCTTATGGTATCGGTGTTATGAGACCTTTTTGTTTATCAAAGTATACACTGATGCTTGTCTTCTTGTTGAAGAAGTGGAGCTTGTTTCCATATGGCTTCTTGTACTCGTAGCCGAGTTTCCGAATCGCCTGAACAATCTCCTGCTCTTTATACTTACTAACGTCGATGACATTATTTGGCATCATTGATGCATCCTTGAGAAATTTCTGTATCTCATTGAATACACCCTCAAATCCGTCCGCCTCAGCAAGAGAGGCAAACTCCTTACGGATGGACTCGATTATCTCGTCTGTTTCTTTTATTAGTTTCAGTTCATTCATCATAATACTCGGTAAGTAAAACACACCATATAGAATAAATATGAGGTTAGAGACGTTTTACACGACGTAAACACGACTCACATCCGTCTTTATTATCTTCAGTCCCTCTGGCTTTTTGATGAGCATCTTGTCACGATAAATCTCCCAATCTATTCGGTACGACTTATCAAGGACACCGTTGTTCAGATTCATAATCAATTCATTTAGTGCATTGATTGTGTAGATCGTATTTGTTTCCTTTTTACGATGTACGAGTATCGAACCAGGCAAAAAGTCTTTGTGTGAATCCAAAAGAATGTTGTAGGACAATATGAGTTCATTTATCAGTTCAGTTGATTTCAAAAGGAAAACCTTCCCACTCAGAACTGTAAACTCACTTCTTATATCATCGAGTTTCTCATCTATTTCATACTTCTTTACAAAGGTACATACAAGTTGTGTCTTCAATAATCCTCTCTCATTTGTTCGCGAATATTTTCCATGACCTCCCGTACTACTGCCGTATTTTCAATTTTCGTATTCAATACCTGAAGAAGTTCGTATAAGTGATCTTCTCGTTTTAGGTCGATTATTCCTGACGGTATTCTCCGTGACCACTCAGTTACTATTGAATCAATGTCTAGCATAGGTTTCCCCGTAATGATAAGTTATGTCTATAAATATGATTCCATGCTACCAAAATCATCACCGATGGAACATTTGGTCGTCATACCATCCGTCTCAAAGACTCTTTGTAGAGATGAAATCAATCCCACCTCATCTGACGGAACATCAAATACAAAGGCATCGTAAAGGTACATACACAAAACGGTCTTCTTCCCATCCAATAGGGATAGAATAGTTTTCAACTTTCGCACATTGTATTCAGTTTCAAGAGATTGTAGGAAATAATTGAACACCTTATTTGGTGTTGGGTCTTCTATCTCACGAAATCTCTTGTGGTAGAAGTATGATTCAATGTACCCACTTTCACTGTACTCTTGATATAGTTCATCAATCATTGCCTGAACTCTTTGGAAGAACGGGTGTTGTATGAATTGGTCTGTAATTGTTCCATAGATGTTTTGGAATACTCTCGACTTTACCTCATCATATGGAATATCGAGACCCAACTCTTCCTTTATTTCGTCGTATGGGTGTTTAGTGAACTTATAGTCAAGAATCTTTGCCAGAAGTTTGATGTGGAAAGCATCATAGTCAAACTGAACAATCTTTCCACCTTGAAACCGTGAGTGAATCTTATTACGTGTACCGTCATTTTTATTCAAGGCAGAGAAGTTGAAGTTATTCCACGAGTTACTTGGACGAGAAGTCGCTGTATACCACATATAGTTCTGTTTCTTCGTGTCCCCACTGACGGGTATTTCATTCTGTTCTATCTCCATCAGTCTATGGGTAAAGTCCTCACAGTAATCAATACATTCCTGTGAGATTCTGTCTGGCTTGTAGTATGGAAGGGTAAATAGAATGATATTCTCTGCGAATTCAATCAGCTTCGAAAGGGGAATTATCTTGGTCAACTTCTTTGATGAATAAAACTTAGTGTGAAAATTTTCCATCACACTTGTGTAAAATTCTTGTATATTCACATGGTCGTGAATGTAGTAGTGTAGGTATGAATTCAAGTCTATGCCGAAATCAAATCCATGATACAACATCCCCTTTTTGTTCAGGACAAGTGAATTTTGGTGTAACTTCAATGATTGTAATGTCTGTACCGACTCTAAAGCATCGGGATGTGTGAAATTGATAAAGGACGTAGTTCCATCTACAAAGTAGAGATACAAGCCAACCACTTCCGTTTCAGATGGATGTAAGTTGTTGTTTGAGAAGAATGGAACACAGATACACGGGGTATCCTGATACATGGTGCCTACTTATCGTAAATGGAAAACTGAATGAAGTTCGTTACTTGTTTTGCCAATATAGGAAATTTCTGTGAGAACTTCAAAACAATCCTACGATTTGTATCTACCACACCTGGCTGTTTCAGGATATTGTTTTCCACAACGTCATACTCAGGGCCAATAAGTTTCCAAGGCATTTCAATCAACTCATATAGGTGTTGATTTATACCACCACCGTTTACAGTGTAAGTGGACGCCTGTTCTGCATCGATCTCAATAGGTAGACGAGTATGTACTTCGTTTCGTTTGATTAGAAAGTACCGAGTCATCAGACCGTTTTTCTTTTCGACTTCACTCGGTCTAATAGGATACTGAATTGGTGGTAAAAACTTGTGGAGTTTTATAGGCCCAACGATTTCTTCTTTCTGACCGTTGATACGTTTATAGTGTGTCAAATCTACGTACCTAAAGTAGGAACGGTTTTTTCCAGGTCTGTATGGAATCAACTTACGTGACTTTGTGGGATGCCAGTCTGCCTCTGAAAACACCTCTCCCGTTGATTCATAGTAGTGATATGCGCCTATGTAGTTTTCCCATGTCTCCAAATCCATAAGGTAATACCCATTCGTAAATTGACTACGAACGATTTCAGATTCGGGATAGTATATCTTTCTACGCTTTACCATATCAACTTCCTGCGTTCAATCGTGATTTTGTTTCTAAGGTTGTTTCCCAAATACCATTTTGAATCGTGTGGTTTATTTTGGTGATAACAAACACGAGACCTTCTTTGTTGTATGTGCGGGGAACAAGTGTTGTCTTTATGACATCACCAAATTTGAATCCGTTTATTCCATCAATTGTCAATGATAGGTTGACGGGATATAGTGCCTTGTTCAACCAATGTGCCTGTGATGTATTTGAGGCCGCACGTTTATATGACGCATACGCACCCTTCAAGTCTGTGTGGAACTTATCACTCGCACCTACATCTGCCAAGGCGT